CTCTTTATAAAATGGAACTGCTCCAGATCCAAAGAAACAATCACAAAATATATCATGCTTAGGCATTAAATCTATATAAAGTTCTTCTTTACCATGCTTTCCACCTATCCACTTTATATTGCTTAATCTTTTGAGTTTCAATTTATCACCTAATTTCATTATTTATTAAATTGAGAATTAAATTTGTAATACCTATACTAATTTATTACTACTTACATCCAATTAAATTTTTTATTCTTCAGTGCTGGAATGTTGTAACATATCCAACAACAACCTCTGTTAAAGACCTGTGAGCATCCTTTAAATTTAATTCTTTTTTTAAAAATTAATATCGAAAGACCTTCCCTGTGTTGCTCATACATATTAGCTCTTGTTTCCGTTTCTAAAGTTGCCAAAGGAAGTAATAGAGCAAATGATTTAACTTTACCGCTATCTACAAGTTCAAAACTTCTAGATATAATTTCATTTTGGTTGCTAAAAGGTGGGTTGCTTATAAGTAACTCACATCCCTTTGGTGGTTCTGTTTTAAAAAAATCATTTCCTAAATCGTCAAAAATATGAGTAGCCTTATATTTTAACTTAAGTTCATCCCCTTTTAACTTGAATTCACTATCGTAGTTGTTAAATGGAAACCATATGTTTTTAAATGATTTTATATTTATTAGATCATATATATTTTCCACCACCCATCTTGGAGTCTCCACATGATCTTTATTGTTAATTTTACTTTGTTCATACAGTTCATTCATCCTATCACCCTATTTCTAAGTATCTACAAATCATTAATTACATTGCTTCATTCATTTTCTTGCACAGCTCAGGTAAATTTGCTTCTACTAGTGCTTTTGCAAATGGTGGAGGTACTGCATTCCCACACCTTGCTACTTGCTTAGTTTTTGGATATGTCTTACCAGTGTAATCATGGTCTATAATATAATCTTCTGGAAACCCTTGAGCATTAAATAACTCTCTAGGTGTTAACATTCTTAAACCTATGTCTAGTACCTTGTAATCTTCTCCCCTTATGGTTACTAGACCGAACTTATCTTTACTTACAACGGTGTCCAAAGGCTCCTTTATATCTTGACCTACACCTTGACCATAATATTTAATAAGGAATGCATCATCTTTGGATTTTCTATCTCCAAATACTGCTTTACCATAATACGTATCTAAGAACTCTTGAACTTCTTTTGAATGATCTGCACCTTTTTCTAATGCAACTTCAACTAAACTAAAACAAGGTCTAGCTGTTATCGTATGAATGCAATCATTTAATCCACTTGCAACACTTCTACTTTCTCCTGCATAACTCTTAGATATAAAAGCACTAACAAGTCCATATCTTGGAGAACTATCTAATGTCATTATTGGTTCATCTACCTTCTGCCCTCTTACACTGCTTTTACTAGTTTCTGTATGGTATTGAATTAATGTAGGTGCTACTAAACAAGCTTCTGCTTTACTAACTATAGTATTGATTGGCTCATGTATACTTCTAGTCCTATCTTGACTAAACCCTGTTTGCCCAATACTTAATATAAATGGCTCTGGATTATTAAAAACAAACTTCTCTAATCCTTTAGCTATCCTCTTTAACGTATTATCAGCTAACGGTTTTTTTCTCTCGAATATGCTTGGGCATGGTATCGACCAATCAATTATTTCAGCTGCAGTTCTATATTCTTGTTTTAATCCATATAGTGTTTCTAATGTATCTTTTGGTGCATGTGAGGGTTCTGGCCATACTATCGATTTTCCATCACACCTCGCTACTAAGAAAAACCTTTTTCTACTTGTTGGTGCTCCATAATCACAAGCTTTTAATTCTCTATGGTCTACTTCATAACCTAGTGATTCCAATTGTTCTTTCCACTTTCTGAATGTTTCGCCTTTTTTACTTTTAATTGGTCTACCTTTCTTTAAAGGGCCCCATGTCTGAAACTCTTCTACATTTTCCAGGATAATAACTCTCGGTCTAACAGTTCCTGCCCATTTCAATACTATCCAAGCTAGTCCTCTAATCTTCTTTTCAACTGGTTTACCACCTTTAGCTTTACTGAAATGCTTGCAGTCAGGGCTAAACCATGCTAATGCAACTTTATTATTTCCAACCGCTTCTCTAGGGTTTACATCCCAAACACTTTCACAATAATGCTTTGTAGTTGGATGGTTAGCTTTATGCATTGCTATAGCAGCTGGATCATGATTAATTGCAATGTCTACACTTCTTCCTGTTGCTAGTTCAATTCCTGTACTGGCTCCACCTCCGCCTGCAAAATTGTCAATTATTAATTCCATTTATTCTCATTCCACCTTCCCCATGTAGGCAAGAATAGTAACCATAGAATTTATTGCAGTATCAATGTGTTGTCCTATTTCTCTAGAATCTTTTTCCCCTTGCGCCATATTCATTCCATTACCTTTAAGAACCATTTGTTGTAATATAGGTTTTAACTGTGTCAACCCACTAATTGACTCCTCTAATTCCTCTTCACTTAACTTAATAACTTTCATACCATTCATTTACTTCGTCCCTCCTACAAATTAGACACTGTTTTTTTAGGTTTATTACTCTTTAACTTTTCTCCAGCTAACCAATCACACCATTTATTAAATCCTAAAATTATAGGTCTAACATTGCTATCACTTGCCCAACCTGCAAATCCTATAAAACCATTTTCATTAAAGGAAATACTTTCTCTTTTGCTAAAATAATGAGAATCTACATACAAACAAGCTTTTATTATTTTGCTATTTGTTCTACATTTTGTTTTAATTTTAGGATTAGCTTTCATAGTTTCAATGCACTCTTCATTTGTAGCGCATTTTAAAATTTCTTTTTCTAGCATTTCATTTAGCTTTTCAATGTCTTTTCTCTTAACATCATTGTATGAAAGCCCTTTTTTACTAAAATACTTTCTTGCCGCTTCTCTACTTGTTTCATATGACCTTTTTTTATCTTTCTGTAATCTTTTTACCTTAAAATCTTTTTCAGTTGGATCAAATAATTGAAATGATGCTACATTGGTATAATCAGTATCATTAAGAATTACCCACCACATATTATTAATGTTGTGATAAACCTTTCCTCTTTGAAGTCTTCCTTTATAACCATAAAAATACTTTATTGAGCCATTTATAATTATATTTTTATTTTTATCTTGTGAATTCCAAAGATATTTACCATTGCTTCTTCTATATTCTTTATCACCTTCAAGTCCATCTAAATTTGAAAGGTCAAAATCCATTGTTATCTCATTATCAAAATGACTTCGAAAGTTCCATTTGATTTTATCTGTTGCTAATTTGCATATAGGATCAGTTGTATTTTCTATTTCTTGAACAATGCTTTCGATAAATTCACCAATTTTCTTAGTTTCATTAATCCACATCAATCTAACTAAATATGGTACTTTGTCAAACTTATCAAAGTCATATTCTCCACCATTTCTATTTTTAAAGAATATATTTTGGAAAAATTCAATCTTCCATCCCCTCGGGTATCTTTCAGCTTTAAACTCTAGGTTCTCTTTTCTACCATACCAATGGTCTTTATTTAAACATTTATAATGTTCTAGAATCCTTGGATCTCTTCCAATCTCAAACCCTCTACTTTTCATGAAGTTTAAAACTCTGTGTAGTATCGGATAATGTGACCATTGGTTTCTACCCTTCCATCCATGACTTTCTTCTGTATCATTTATAAATGTAATACTAAATAAATTTTTATTTATACTATATGAATATCCTTTCATACCTTACACCTCATTTATAATTCAATAACCTTTCTATTCTTAAAGTTCTCTTCAATGCCTAGAATTTTAACATTAGACATTGTTCTTTGCTGCTTGCCCCACTTCTTAAACCTACTTATTGCATCATTTTCATTAAACCCTTTAATAGTTCTTTTCTGCTCTCTATAATGTCCTTTCTTAGTTTCATATGAAAATGTAATCTTAAATTCAAATACCTCTAATCGAATAGGTATTCTTTTTATTAGTTCCATAGATGGAATCACCTCTTCATTCTCTTGTTATGCTCTAAATTTCTTCAATCTGTCGCATATACTTAACTGAGTTTTATTGAGAGCTATTGCTATTGCATTACTGTCATATCCTTTGTTGTACAGTTCTATCATTTTCTTGTTATCTTCATCTGTCCACTTTATATGACTATCTCTTGGTACCGGTCTATAGTGTACTCCTAAATCATATAACCTTCTTTTAACTGCTCCTTCTGTTCTATTTAGTTCTTTCGCTATATCTGCATAGGTGTATCTATTAGCCTTACACATATAAACTAAGGTATTATCATGTTCCTTTGTCCAGGTCCTGTTATGTGCTCTTTTGGAAGGATTCTTCATATCTGCCTTTCTCTTTTCATCTACCCATTCAGGTTCTGCTCCTAAAGCTCCCTTTTCAAATCTAGCAAAACTTAGCAATTGTTTATTCTCTTCTGTCCATTTCCAAAACTCTTCTAAATCCACTACTTTGTATTTCACCTTTATAGATGTCCTATATTTTATTGGAAACCCTTTTTTCTTTAATCTTTCAATTAAATAATTGCATCCGTTATTAAAACCTAATGCATTTAATAAAGAGTTTAGAGTTACATAGTCACCTTGATGAATATGTCTACCTAGTTTCATTCTGACTGATTTATTTCTAATTGCTTCTACACTTCTATTTAATTTCTTAGCTATACCAGGTATAGTCATATATCCCCAATTATCTTCTAGAAACTCTATTTCTTTATCAGTCCATCTTTTAGCTCCCACTGTGACTTACCTCCTAAACATATTTTTCTTATTTAGAAATTGTTTAGTTTTATCAATGCTATCCTTTTCTTCTTTAGTAAGTTCGCTTAGATTTACTGCATATGGACAATTACTTTCTTCACTACAGTAAGGTACCATTATGTCATCTAGCATCTTATAGATACTGCAACTCTTGTAATCTTTTGTGCATCCAACACAATTAACCTCAACTATAACTTCTAATGTTTCTTCAAACTTTTCTCTTTCAATAACTGCATATTTCAAGTTATCTTTCATATCTCTCATTACTTTCTTTAATGTGTAATCATCTAGTAATTTATAATCAAACTTCATTAGCTGCTTCTTCAACTTCTCATTTTCATGATCATTTAAGTTTTCTTCAATTTCATAGCAGAATTTACTTAAATATGTTTTTACCAACTTAATGTTCTTTTTCATTGAAGGTGTCATCATCCCACGTCTTTCCCACTCTGTCCATACATCACTAGTTATTTGCCCACTTAAATTTCTTTCTCCATTTATCATTTGAATAAACGCTTTAGCGACCATGTAGAAATTCTTTTCTTCACTACCTAAGTACTCTCTTTTAAAATTACTCAATCCCCTTCACCTTCCTTAGCATTATTAGTTCAACATCATCTAGTATCTGCTTTCCCTTACTATTACTTATTCCATTATTCTTAAATGCTTCTATCAAGCAATCTGAAAACATATTTTTAAAGAATGTACATTGTCTATCGACTTCTATGTTGATGTAATCCTTGTTTACCTCATTTTTAAGCCTATCAAATTGGTCTGTAGATAATTTTTTATTCATTACCCTTTGCTGTTTCCTTCTTTCAGCTCTTCCCATGTTTATTCCCCTTTCTTATATTTAATTGGTAGGAGTGAGTTTTACCTCACCCCTATATTTTTAAAATGGCATGTCCTCCCCGTCATTTACGGGTACCATATCAGGATTATGCTCCTCATGAACTCCACCTGAAGATTTACTATCTAAGAATTTAACTTCATCTGCTACCACCTCGGTAACATATCTTCTTCCACCATCTTTAGCTTCATAGGACCTGGTTTCAATTCTTCCAGCTACACTAATTTGACTACCTTTTCTCATATAATTAGCTGTACTCTCTGCTATCTTTCCCCATACCACTATTGGAATAAAATCTGCATCAGGTTGTCCTTCTTTTTTAAATCTTCTATTCACTGCCATCGTAAATGTACATACTGCAGTTCCTGTTCCTTGGGTAAATTTCAATTCCGGATCCTTAGTCATACGGCCTATTAAAACTACTTTGTTGATAAGTCATCACTCCTTTAAATTGCTTTCAATCTTCCTGTTGTAAAATCACTTTTTAGATAACACTCTCTATAATCTTTGTGTTGTACAACGATAAACCTATTAGTAATTCCTACAATCTGTCCTCTCTTCTTAGCAGCTCTAAGGCTATCACCATTACCATCTGCTTTTTTTATTAAAAGAGTTATCTTTTCTCCAACTTCAAACTCGTTATGCATACTTCCCATCCTCAATACCTACTTTCTAATCTTTCTCTTAGGCATGGTTCTTATATCTTCAATGCATGCTTCACATATCTTAGTTCCTATATAGTCCTCTAAGTTTTCTTCATTTCCGCATAATGCGCACTTAATTTGATGTTTCTTAAGTACTATACTGTCTCCATCTGTATATACTTCCATTGGAGTCCCTTCCTGGATATCAAAAATATTTCTAAGCTCCTTTGGTAATACTATTCTTCCAAGTGGATCTATCTTTCTAACTATTCCTGTTGATTTCATTTATTTATCCCCTCTCTCTAATAAATTTGCACTCATATATATTCCTCTTTTTTCATGCCATACTAAATCTATAGGGCTTCCACACTCTTTACATGTAACTTCTTTAAGTCCATTAGATACGTAAAAATTAGCATTGGTACTGCAGTTAGGACAATTATATTTAGCATGCTTAATTTCTCTAATCTGAGGAAGTTCTTCACCACATTCTCTACAGGTTAATGAATGTTCTTTATGCATTAACTCTCTATTTTTCATAAAAAGTGTTGGTGCTGCAACATGTCCACATTTTTCACATTTAATCATTACTAAATTCTTTTTAACATCTCCACCTTTGTATATTTCACCTTTAATGACTGGTGCATCTAGTGTCACTGGTCTATCTACACTCACTATTAAAGGTTCTGGTTTAGATGTTGGTATTGACTCTTTCTCAATACTTTTCCCAGTTTCCTCTGCAACTTTTTTAAATCTTTCTTGAAAACCTTCTTTGCTGCTGGTTGATAATCTATCTATTAATTTATCTAATCCCTCAGTTACTTTACATGTCTCTACATCAATGTTTCTAATAAGAATTTCTGCTAATTGTTTATATAGCTGATTAGCTTTACCTACAGGCAATTCTGTATAAATCTTTGCTGTTCTATCTAGAGTTATTGATATCTTCATTTACTTATCCCCCTTATTTATTTCTTTAACTATCTCAACATTGTTGAAATACCAATTTAAAACGAATCTTTTAAATTCCTCATGCTCAACCATTGTTGGCATATCTTGTTCATCTATTTCTGTTACAAATTCTTTATGTTCTCCACCAACGCTATAAACATCTATCCAAGAAAATCTTTCATCTAATTCAAAGCTTAATGTCCCTATTTCTACTACTAAAATTGTTGTAGTATTAACTTCCATTCCAGTATCTGTAGTCTTAATCATTTTACTCATTTTAAAATCCCCCTATATCCTTACTCCATTTTTTATAGCCATATCTTTAACTATGGTTACATAGATTTCTCTAAGTCTTGAATCATTTTCTAGTACATCAAGCATATTGAGTTGTGATACTTTGCTTGGTGCCATACCATTGTTAATTGCTCTTTTCTTTAGATTTTCTACTAATACATTAGGTCTACATTTAGCCCTATCTTTTAAAGCATTGTAGCTCTCATTTTTAGGTAAGTTATAATTATTAATCTTTTTACCTATAGCATTAAGTAGTCTGTTAACTTCTTTTCTCCATGCTGCTGATGGATTAATTTCTATTATGTCTCTGATACCTTGAATCTCTTCTTTAGTTTCTTTTATCTCTTTCTTAATTTGCTTATTCTCAATCTCTTGACATGCTATAGCTTGGAATAATTTATTAAACATCTGTAACTCCGGTGATAACTGCGAAGTATTTAGAGTTTGTACACTTTCTCTCACTCTGAAATAAGTTTCCTCTAATTCTTCATATACTTCCCATGCTTCATCTGTATCAAGAATTTTTGCATGTCTTGCTGCTCCTTTTTCTGTCCATAAGATTAATTCACTTATAAATTTAAGGTTACTATCATTTAGATAGTTAGCTTTAAAATCTTTAAGTTCTTCTCCTCGAAGTCTGTAATAGTGTTTTCCTTCTGAAAATCTTTCCTTATTCCTTAGAAAGTTTTGTTGAATCCTCACTTCCTCTGTTCCGTATTGCTCTGCTAAATCCTTAGTAGCCATAATCCTTTGATTTTTAAATTCCATAGGTGTTAACTTATCCAAAATTCATTCCTCCCATACCAGCCTTGTTCATACCTAAATTACCTCCGTAGAATTCATTTCGCTCATTAACTTATATGTTCCGACTACCCATGAAGCTTTATTTTGAATATCCTTAAGTTCTTCAATAAAATTACTTTCTGTAGTATCTAAACTAACCAATTCTTCTAAAAACTTTGCATATTCTCTAAATACCTAAATGTATTGTTTAGAGTAGAGTCCTTACCACTCTCAAGTAATTTAACTTTTTTATTAGCTTCATCCAACCTATCTCTAAGTATTACAGTTGCTCTTGCCATAACTTTCATTCTTTCTTTAAGAGCCTCTTTCTCTTCTCTTAATTTGAATATTTCCATTGAAACAATTTGCATATCGTCAGGCTCTTTTACTAGAGAAACCATAATATCTATAGTCTTTGGATTAACTCCATTCTTCTTTAGTTCATTTTCTAAATCTATATTTTCCACAATTCCATCCCCCTATTTTTAATCTAATATTTCTTTTAGAATTTTTGTTTTTTCTTTACCTTTTTCTTGTCTTATGCTCTTCCATGTATTTTCGACTGGTGTACACATTTCTAATATTCTGTCGTAAGTTCTCTTGCCATACCTTTTCTCTATATCATTTAAGCTAAGATTTATCGTTATTATCGTTGGTAACTCATTCCTATAGCGAGAATCTATAATGTTGTATATCTGAGTTCTGCTCCATGGTGTATCTTGCTCCGTTCCTAAGTCATCTAGTATTAATAGTTCTGCATTAGCTAAACTTCTCAGAACTGTTTGTTCTCCTTCACTACCCCATTTGTTGTATGTTTCTTTTATCCTGTCTAGTAAAGCATTTATTCCAACACATATAACTGGAATTCCTTTTTGCAATAAACTATTTGCAATGCAAGCTGAAGCATAAGTTTTACCATTACCAGGCACTCCATAGATTATTAATCCAACATTATTTTCTTTTAACTCTGAGAACTTATAAGAATATTTTGAACAAATTTCATATATCTTTTCATTTGCTTGGGTATGATCCCAATTTTCAAATGTAACATCTTTAAATTTTTTATCCATTAAAGAATTTTTGAAAATAATATCTAATCTCCTCTGCTTATCTTCATTTTCAAATTTAATTCTTTCTTCTTCCAGCCTGGCTTTTCTGCATGAACACGCTACTGGAACTTTCCATGGTTTATTTAGAACTGTTATTACTTTTTCTACTGCTTCTCCACACTTTGGACAAGTTTTTAATTCTTTATTACAATCCGATTCCTTGATTTCGAAGTTCTTCGCCACGATTGTCATTATTTGCTCCATGACTCTTTTCCTCCATAGATTTTGTATCAGTTCCTTCTGCTCTTCTTGTTTCTAAAATGCCTTTGATATATGCATAACTTCTTTTCCCTCTATCATTAGCTATTTCTGCAGCCTTAACTACTTCACTCGCTGAATAAATTTCTATATCTTCAGCAATCTTTTCCATTGTTAAAGCTGACATAGTAATGTTACATTTTTCTATAAATTTAAATACTTCAGTATTACTTTTTATAGATAGAGAGAGATTCTTTTTCTTTTCTCTTTCTCTTATATCTATATCTTTATCTGTCTCTATATCTAACTCTTTCTCTGTCTCTGTCTCTGCTTGGAGTTTTTTTGGAGCATCTTTGGACTCTTGTTGGAAATTCTCCAATCCCTCTTCATTGAAAGGTAATTCAGGTACAACCTCTTTATCTTTTCTCTTGTACTGGGCCCATTTGCTTTCACTACCTATCATATTTTTCACCTCTCTCATAAAAAGAGCTCCATTATCCAATTTGTCCATTAGTCCAAGCTTAGCAAATAAATCTATAGCAACTTTAACTGTATCTACATCCGTATTAGTGATTTTTGATAACATATCCGGAGTATATGGAATTACATCCCTAAACATAAGCCTTCCTTCGGTAGATATGCTTTTAACTAATAACTTTAAATAAAAGATGATGTATTTTTCTCCATTAGTTTGCATTTCTATAACTTTTACTTCTTCTCTTTCAAAGAAGTTTTCATGCAGTTTAAGCCAATAATATTTTTTAGCCATAAATTCACCTCATTAGCAACTTTCGTTAAAACTGGCATATACTATTCCTGAGATAATTATTAAAATATACACGTATATGCAGCTGTGTTATAATTTGTGTAGATAGGCATCTTTGCTGAGATACCTATCTGTGAAAATTTTCTTAAGTTCCTGGTAGTAGTCTTTTCGTGGTGGTTAAGGCTACTATCTTTCTTATTAGCAAACATTTTGAATACTTTTAGCTATATCCAAGTAGTTCAGTTTTTCTTTATGCTCTGTCATATAGCTTTCGACCTCTTTCATGGTGTTAAAACTTATGGATTTTACTGGTGCTAATTTATCTTTTTCAATATACATAAGCCATATTTTTCTACTCATATAATCACCTAACTTTCTTCAAATGGTGTACCTTCAAATATATCTTCTTGAACAACATTTTCATTTACGATATCTGCATTTTCATATTCAGTTGTTGTTTGAATAGGATCTACATCTACATAGCTAAAATTATTTAACTTTTCCTCTTTAGCTTCTGATTTATAATCTAAATCTAAAGCCTTTGCCATTTCAACGCTCTTAGGTGCAAACTTAAGAACATCTATTAATACTGTTTTCTTTGCCATAGAATCAAAATTCTTGGCCCAAACTGAGTTTTGATTAACTTGGCCTTTGTACATATAGTTTTTAGAAAAGTCTTTTGCATGTTGTTCTACTCTTTCTTTTGACCATACAACAAAGTCAAATCCACCATTTTTCAATTTGTATACTGCATAATAATGAGTTACTTTTTCGCTTGGTACATCTGCAGGTTTATGAACTAAGTTCTTATGAAGTCCATATTCATAACTAAATTCATCACCTTCTCTTACTTCATGCGCATATATTGCTTCATACTCTCCAGTATTAAATGCCATCTTAAGTATGCCTTTGTACCCTACCTGGAAGTTAACTTCAACTATACCTTGTTTATTATTTCTATAAGGTATTACATAAGCTTCACCAAGTACTGTATTGGGTTCTAATCCACATTGAGCACTTTGCATTAATGCACTTAAAAATGTTGTTGTATCAGCTTCCCAAAATACTGGGTTACCATTAAAAAGACTTAATGCTATTCTTGAAAATCTCTCAGGTGTCATTGCCTTTCCTACTGCTTTTTTAATTTCAGGCAACATTTTTTCTAGTGCATTGCTCATTCTTTTTTGTGGTGTAATTTGTACATTTTGACTTTTATTTTGATTAGCCATTAAGCCACCATTTGCATTTGCCATTATTCATTCCTCCTTTAGACAATCTTTAACTCCTTAATTGATTATTTAACCTTCATGAGACATTTGGTCATATCCATAGCACTCTTTATCTTTGCAATACCAATTAATTTTTTGATTCACAAATGCTTTTCCAGTACATTTATCTCTATCTCTGAAAATAATTTTGCCTTGATGCATTTCTTGCACCTCTCTCTCTTCTCCGCAATAAGCACATCTTATTTTTTCCATAATTCCCTCCTACTTAATTTCTGTTATTCTAAGGTTTATATATTCAGTTACCCCATTTACTATTGATTCGTAAGTAACTGGATACTTTTCTTTTAAAAGCTTAAGGTCTGTCTTATCTTTCTTAACTGAAAATCTTGAAATCTTATAATTTCCGTCATAACCTTTCTTTGCATTTCCCATAGCCAAGAATATCTCTTGTTTTGCTTTTTCCCGTTCTTGTTCTAGTTCTTTAATTTTTTCTCCTAAATCTTTGTATTTAGATAGAAGTCCTCTCTGTAAACTAATATCTTCATCTCTTAGGTCTTGTTGTTCTGTAATCTGCTCTGTTTCTGTGTGGATTCCTATAGGCTCCGGTGGTATCTTTGGTATTATATTATTCTCCCAAAAACTTTTACCTATATTTCTCAATGCAGTTATATCATCATCATTTCTAGGTACTACTTTCCATTTAATTTCTTTTCCTAGCATATAGATGATTAAGAAGTTTTTTAGTCCTGTAACTCCCATGTACCACTGACACTGCAAATAATAGCTATCCGGAACTTCTTCACCTGCCCACATCTTTTTAAGGAACTCTGAGCCTGTTTTAATTTCTAATCCAAATAATTCACCTGGTTCAATGCTCCAATACTCTCCAGTATCTCTATTCTCCCTATGTCTCCACTCTTTAGATAAGATTCCGATACCATCAATATTAGCTGAGAAGTAAGGTATTTCTTTATCCACCATCATGTAAGGATATTCATAAGTTGTTAGCTCAATCTCTGTTTCTTTCTTAAAATCTTCCTGAACCCATTCTCTTATAAGTGGTTCCATTCTGTTTCCAAATTGAGTATGGACATTACCCCTAAACTTCTCGACTAATCCTAATTTGTCATTGAATACTGTTAATGGTGATGCATATTTACTAAATCCAGCTATAGCTCCTATTTCTGAACCACCTATAGAATTAGTTCTTTGAGAGAGCCACTTGGTCCTATCTTCACTATCTTCTCTAGTATCAAAAACAACTTCTGCAGATGTAAACAAATCTTTATTTTCTATGAATTTAACTTTTCCTTCACCTGTTATCTTTAGTTCCACTTAGCTTACCTCCCCTATTTTTACTTTATTTTTCTTCTTTCTAATTGCTATACTAATGTTTTTCTTAGAAGCCTCAGTATTCTTTCTACCTCTATTCTTATTAGCAGCTTTAATAATTCTATTTCCATATCTGTTATTATAGGTAACCGTACACCATTCAAGATTATCTATATTGTTATTCAATTTATTTTCATCCTTATGATTGACACATGGATAATTATTATTGTTTGATATAAATGCTATTGCAACTAACCTATGAATTTTATATGACTTTTTTACTCTGTTCTTAATAAGATTTATATAAAGGTATCCATACTTATCCTCTCTTGACTTAAGTATCTTTTCACCCTGATAAAATTTAGGTAAACTTTTAACTCTACCCAAATTACTTATTTGATACAAACCCTCATAGCCTTTTATATCTTCCCAAGTTTCATTTTCTAAGTCTTGAACTTTTATAGATTTTCTAATATCACATTTTTCTTTTCTCGCCATTTGTGCATAATGCTTTTCACATAAATACATTTTTCTTCTAAAAAAGAATACTTTTTCTGTTGAACCACACATTTCACAAACTTTTTTATTACTACCCAATTTTTTCAACCTCAATTTCTCCATTTTCAGTAGAATAAACTTCAGTTATGAAATATTGATAATCATCGTTACACATTTCATTTAGTAATTTCCCTTGCGATTTTTTATCAAGGTATTCCCACTTATCAATACAAATAACTTTTAATTCTCCACACTGTGCCTTTGCTACATTAATTGCTAATTCAAGCTTTTCGCCTTCACTTAAACCATCTATTAAAGTTCCATTAATTCTTACTAAGCCATTTTCATCAACACTTATTCCTTCTATTGGCATCTTAGCTGTTTTAAGAAGTTCTCCTGGTAGATTTCTAGCTTTATTTATTCTTTCTGTTAGCAAAGATGAATATTGTTCTTTAGGTGCTAGTTGGTTATCTCTAATTTCAGATATCCTGTTCCATTCACGAAGATAAGAAACCATTTCTTGTACCTTGTTAGCTTCTTCTTGTAATGGTTCAACATCTATTTCTTCATGTTCCTCTAGATATTTAGATGCTTTACCTATTTTTGTTTTTTCTTTTTCTATTAACGCTCCAATCTTTTCATTAATAGCTTCTTTCTCTAAATCTTCTTTTTCATCAAGTCCTAAAAGTTCTTGCTGCTTAGCTGCTATCTTACTTTCGTTTAATGCTATTAAATCTTTTTGATTATCAACCTGCATTGCTAAATCTTTTTTACATATATCTATATCTTCAGTTAATATTTCAGATAATGATTGTAATGCAGCATCATGATATTTTGTTAAATTAGCCTTTTCATTTTGGTATCTTTCCTCTAATTCCTTAAGTGCAAGATTATAGGATTCATTTTCCATATTTTTAGACTTCTCATTTGTATTTGTAAGCTCTTGAAGTCTAATTTGCGATTCTCTATCTGAATTAGCAATAAACTCCTTAGCTTTTTCAATCCTACTTTTAGACAAGCATATAATATCCTCAATATCTTGTGATTCTACCTTATACTTAATAGTTATTTTTGATTTTTCATTTTCACCATTTGATTTTATGCTCTCAATTTTAGAGTTATAGTTTTCTTGAAGTCCTTTAGCTTCTGATATCCATTTGTTTATATCTTGTGCTTCTTTTACTTTAGAGTAATACTCTTGAACATTTACATCTTTCCATTCTTCGCCATCATATTCAGCTGGTAAATCATCCACTATTGATTTAATCCTAGCTTCCAGTTCCTTAATCTCTCTGTTAACTTCTGCACGGTCATTGTAATACTTAGTTTCTATAGCTTTTAAAATAATAAGTATGTGCTCTGTATAGTCTATATTGTCAGTGAGCTCACCAAACCAATTAATGATATCTTCTTTGCTCCAACCTATTTCTAACATGCTAAGAAGTGATTTTGTTTGTTCTTTTACACTAAGATTTACCCAATCTAAAGGCCTAAATATATTTCCATTTACTAAATCTCTAAGAAACTTTTCTGTAGAAGGTACTCCTTCATCAGCCTTTCTTATTTTTAGATAATCTGCTTTATCACTTCTAATTCTTCTGTTTACCTCTAAACCATCATCAAGTTCTACATACAATGCTGCTTCATCAGTTCCATGTCTTACTACTTCTGTTCTTCTACTTTTGTTAGTGAAGGTCTTTTCTAGTGCTTCAATTACAGAAGTCTTTCCTTCTCCATTTGGTCCTCTAAGGATATTGATTTTAGCTGCTTTTATCTCTTGCTCTTCAATCCCTAAAAAGTTCGCTATTCTCAGTAATGAAATTTGACTCATTCTTTACTTCCTCCCTCTTATTTAAGATTTAATTCGTTCCAGGTCCCACTCACCAAATACAGTTCTACCAAATCCAGAATAACCTTCTGTGGTTACATCTAACATGCATAATCCAGTACGACCTTTACGAATTATAACTCCCTCTATATTGGTTCCTTTAACCTTTACCGGTTCCCCTATTTTCATATTTCCACCCCCTAGTAAATAATGCACGCTATAGCTAGCAATGTACCAAATACAATAGATATTGATAATAAACACCTTATGCTATACAACAATTCATACTTAAATCTTTTACTACACCCCTTGCAGGTCTGACATCTTTTCATGATATATCCCCCCATTACATTTTTACCCTCACATTGGAGCCACTTGATTACTTTTACCCTCCGTAGAGCCACTTTAATAAATTTTCAAATTTTAGTAATCTTTTAGAGTTCTCAACATAGAATATATTGAGAAGGTCTATGCAAATTTTTTAAATTAAGTTTTTTATAAAAGGCATTACTGCCCTTTCATCTCTGTAGTGTATAAATTTTTAATTGATTCGATTTCATTAGGTTCAAGTTCTTGTAATAAAACATCTGCGATAAGTTCTGCTTGATGTTTAAGAAAATCCTCTTCACTAGTTGGGTAATGATGTACTATTGTATACTCCATTCTGTTCCCCTCGCATATTTTTACTATAATTAATATATTCATTAGCCTTACGTTGTGTTACCACTTCCAAAGTTCTTTATTAATAAGATCATTAGGTTCAACTTTTAGTGCTTTACACAACTTACAAGTTACAAATAAGCTTGGATTGTTGTACTTACCACTTTCCATTTCACTCAAGTATCCTCTTGCAACTCCGCTTTCGTGACTTAACTGAGATATAGATAATCTCCTCTCTTTCCTAATCTCTTTTATCTTTAGTGATTCCATTGTTTCCACCTCTTTCAAGTTAAAGAATATTTAACTCTGTTTTAATTTTTAAAAACTACATAAACTAAACTAAATCGATTCGGTTTTCATTTTGATAACTTCATCGGTAAAAAAAATTTCTTCTGCAGTTATTCCTGGTACTTTAGTTTTTAAAAAATCTACAATAGTTATCATCTCGCTATGAGTAAATTCTTTTTTACCTATTTCTTTTTGATTGTAAGAAGTTAAGCACATTCCCAAGATTTCTGCCATTTCTGTTTGGCTTATATTTAATAGTTTTCTATATGCTTTTAAAGTGTTATTCAAATTGCCGCCTCCTTTCATTGTAGATAATTTTAGCTTTAGTTATCAAATTGATTACTAGCTATATTTATATATTAGTTCTCTTTTTGATAACTGTCAATACTATTTTATCATTTTCTTAAAAAAAATATTCATTTTGATAACAAATATTTTTAAAATGTTGCTATGTTGTATAATTATCGTAAGGAGGTTGTCGTTATGAAAACTACAGGTGAAAGAATAAGATATATAAGAAGTAACATCTTGGATAAAACAGGTAATGAGTTTGGAAAATTATTAAATGTAACTAAAGTAGCAGTTTCAAACTGGGAAAACAATAATAGAATGCCAGATGCTGATATGTTAGTAAAAATAGCAGATCTAGGAGATGTTTCTGTTGATTGGCTTTTATGTAGAACTGATAATCCTTCTTCTAAAATACTAAAAACTAATTATAAAGGGGATGAATTCGAAGTTGAAATTGATAAGAATTATCCTCATGATTTAACCCCTGAGGATGTAGAATCCTTACTTGAACAATTAAGGAAAACTGGATTTGATGTAGATACATTAATTAAAAATACAAGAATTAAATAATTATTATAGAGACCATAACTTTTTATTAAAAGTTATGGTCTTTTTATATTTTATTTCTAACCCTAAAATTTTTTCTTATTTTACACTGAAATATATAGCTGTTTTGCTTATATATGTAATAACGTTCTGTATACAGACAATTACATTTAATAGAGCTCTGTGTAATAATTTATGTAGAGTTATTCTATTATATTGAAAATTATTTATAATAAAGTTATAATAATAACAAACGTATGTTTGTAATATGGAAGGGGTTAATGTAATATGAGTATTAAATTGGGGGATTTTAATATCTTAGAAATGAAAGTTAATGGACAAGTTATTTATAATTGCAATGAAGAGAATAATATCCTAAAACCGACTAAGGAAAATATTGCCCGTACCTTATCAGATGAAAATATAAGAGAATTAACAAAGTAATAATACAACAACTATAAACATACTAATAATTGAGGTGAGCTTATGATAGCAGCAATATATAGTAGAAAATCTAAGCAGACTGAAACAGGAGATTCTATAGAAAATCAAATAGAGTTATGCAAAAATTATGCAAATACTTATCTTCTAAAAAATAATGAAGATGTTAGTTTTATTATTTATGAGGATGAAGGTTTTAGCGGTAGTAATACCAATAGACCAAAATTTCAGCAACTAATAAAAGATGCTAAAGATAAAAAGTTTAATTGCTTAATTTGCTATAGACTTGATAGAATTTCTCGTAATGTAGCTGATTTTTCATCTACCTTAGAATTACTTCAAGATAATAATATAGATTTTGTATCTATAAAGGAACAATTTGATACAAGTACTCCTATGGGAAGAGCTATGGTATACATATCTTCTGTTTTTGCACAATTAGAAAGAGAAACTATTGCAGAAAGAATTAAAGATAATATGTACCAACTAGCTAAAACTGGTCGTTGGCTTGGTGGACAAACTCCTCTTGGATTTAATTCAGAGAGAGTAAAATATTATGATGAAGAAATGAATGAAAAAAGTATGAGTAAATTAACTCAAGTTCCTGAAGAATTAGAGCTTGTAAAATCCATATATGATTTGTACCTGGATGAAATGTCTTTACATAAGGTACAAAAATATTGTCTAGCAAACCATATTAAAGGTAAGAATGGCGGACAACTAATGCAACGTAGTATAGATGACATACTTAGGAATCCAGCCTATGTTATAAGCAATGATGATGTGTTTGAATACTTCAATAAGCAGAATGTAACTACTATAGGTACACCAAAAGGTCAAGGACTTCTATTGTATGGTAAGAGAAATGTGAAAGGAAAGCAATATGATAAATCTGAATGGATAGTAGCAACCTCAAACCATAAGGGTGTTATTCCATCTAAAAAATGGTTAAGAGTACAAGAGTTACTTGATACAAATAAAAATAAAGTTTCTAAAAGGCTTGGAACTTCTAAAGTAGCTTTATTGAGTGGATTACTAAAATGTTCTGAATGTGGTTCTTCCATGAGAATAACTTATAACAGGCCTAATAAAGAAGGGGCAAGAGGATATCACTATACATGTACTTTAAAATGCCATAGTGGTAAAACTAGATGTAATAATCCTAATGCAAATGGGCTAAAGATAGAGAAGGAAATTATAGCATCTATAAAAAGTACAACTAAGGAAGATATACTTAGAGAGTTTAATAAAAAATATAAAAATAAACCTAAAACTGATGTTACATCTAACTATAAATCAATAGAGAAGGAAATCAAGAATAAAACTGCTGTGATGGATAATTTAGTTGACCAATTAGGAAATGCTACGGAATCTGCATCAACCTTTATTATGAAAAAAATAAATAAGCTTGGTGAAGAAATAGAAATGCTTAATAAGGAACTTAATAAATCTCTTATAGTTAAAGATGAAACGGAAAAAGAAAACGCAAATCTTGAACTAATTTTGCAATCGCTTGAAGAGTTTAAAAAAGTATTTGATATGTTAGATCTATCTAAGAAAAAGAGTTTACTCAATAGAATGATAAAAGATATAATATATGATGGATATATTAAAAAAATAGATATAAATTATTTAATTTAA